GCTCATTTACTAATACTCCCCATGATACAGGGAAAAGTTCTTTCATGTTGTTGCTAATTTGTTTAGCAATTTCTTGTGTCTCACGTTGAGTATGTGAGTCAAGTCGTAGATTGCACACTCGTGCAAAAGCATATAGACTACCAGACCAGATCCATTCTGTCATGGTGTTCTGTGGTAAGATCATACGTGCTTGCTCTGCACAAATACCTGCTGCAAGCATGTCGTTGTACTCATTTAGGGCTATTTCAATACAGCTAGACCATTGCCCAGATCCAAGTTCATAAGGCACACGCTCATCACTACTACCTTGCTTTACATTGCTGGCTGACTTGCGCCAAGTATTAGGTAGATAGAACTCAGGCTCAGTACTAACATACCGCCTACTGACTTCATTCCAAGCCAGACCAACAGTATGCTTAACCAACTGCCTAGCAACAAATATCGGAGCTTTAATCCGAAAAGATGCAAAGGCGTGAGAAAAAGGAGACCAGTGGTTATGAGTAGCAAGGTATGAAATGAGTTTGCTGTCAGCGTCATTTAGTTCTTCCGATGTTTTATCAAAGCTAACTCTAGCTGCATTAACTACAGAAAGATCCGTACCCATACTATCTAGTAGGGTTACTTTCATATCACTCACTTTCAAAGGTAATCTCCACAGTATCTTCTTCGATTGTCCTAAAGAAAATAATATTGTCTCTAGGAATACTAATAGATCCATTCCAACAACCTGATGCTGGATCATAGGTACAAGCTACTTCAACAAAGTCATCATCTTCATGTACTAAATAACCTAATGTGTAATTAGCTGAAGGTGGTGAAGGTTCTGTACGCCAACCTGAAGCACTACATGCATCTAACCATGTGACTTTAACTGCTGGTAACATTTAACTGTTCCTTTAATTGTTGGATAGTTTCTGTTGCTTCTACAAGTGCTTTGCGTAGTTCTTGATTATTTTTCATACACTGACGTAAGGCACTGTAGATTTGCGAGGTTTCGTGGTTAATCGTAAGAGGTGGCTTAACCAGTGCTTCAGCACGAATGCTATCAGCGATTATCTCCTGATCCTGTAATGGTTCCATTGTCTTTCCGTTTAGTTAGTTTAGCATAGTTAATACGCATGGTATCTTCCAGTGTAAATCCAAGAGCATCTGCTAGTCGAGCACAGTACCAGAGTACATCACCAACTTCTTGGATCATACCTGCCGTATCCATGCTACCATCACGAATCATCTTTTTAACTTTACCTGCTACTTCACCTGCTTCGCTAGTAAGACCAAGTGCTAGGTAGTAAAGTTCAATGGCTGCGCCTGAACCTGCTTGTGGGTATACAGCAGTCTCTAGTGTTTTAACTTGATAGTCGTTAGCCTGTAATCCCAATTGACACCTCCATTGAATTATTCTGTGCTGATACTAGTTCTTCATGTGCAATAAGAGCGTTTAGATAATCACGTGCTTTGTGTAGATCACGTAGACCATCTTTCTCTTGCCAACGGAATACATACTTAATGATGTTACCTTCTGCAAATGGAATCTTTTTTTCTATTAGAAGATCCATTAGCTTTGTGTCTTTGTAGTGTGTAGGTGATTTAATCATACTTTAGGATATTTCTTTTTAAGATAGTCAAGAGATACAAACATCTCATCAAACGAACCATTGTTAACTTCGTGTAGCATTAAAACTCCACGCCAGTGTTTGTTTGATTGATGATCTAGATAGCCTTCATCGTGCTCGTAGCAACTACCTGCGATAATGCAAGTAATAGTGCTCCCATCAGGACGCTTACCATAAGCCACTTGCCTTCCTTGTTGGTGACCTTGGACACACGACATATGCATCTTTGATACCAATTGATTAGCTGACGTAGTAGGACGACCCATAACGCCAGTAGGGAAGTAATGGCAATAAGCAACTCCCTCAATAAAAACCGGCTGCAAAAAGTCGTAAACTTCCCAATCCCCGTAAGGTAAGTCATCATATTTAATTAGTCCTTCCAACTTTGGATCATCGTTAATAGCACGTTGGATTCTGTGCTCATGATTGCCTAGGGTTAAAACCATGCGTGGTTTATAAAGCTTGCCCTTGCTACGTTTCTGTTTAGCGTTGTATTCAAACAGCGGTGTAAGCAGTGCTTGCATAGCATCTGTTGCTGCTGCAATGTCTTTAATGTAACGTCTGCCTTCAAACGATTTCTTACCTTTGTCGTAGCTACTTAGGCTCTCCATGTCTGCGAAGTCGCCTAAGTGTACTACAACTTCAGGTTTCTTTTCTACCATGTAATGCCCAATGCGGGTCAGGTATTCAAACTTGTCGCCGTCTTTTACTTGGCTGTCTGGAATTACTAGGTGCTTTGCCATGATCTTCTGTGATCCATTGTTTAAGTTGTTCTGTGTCTTTAATAGAACACCATTTAAATTCGTGCTTATCTGCCCATTGTGCGTGGGTTGTTTTCATACCACCACACTTTTTGTTAGGGTCTGCAAAAACAAATCGTAGATCAATGTCTGGATGTTGTTCTTTGATAAGTACGTATTTTTTCCGTTCGTTATAATCTGCTAGGTATCCTTTAGTTTCAATGAGAAGACCTTTGAGTAGAGTCCAATCAACTGTGTAGGTATGATTAGATTCAGGAACGATGTAGGGTACTTTAGTAACCTCGTAGTCATACTCTACATCGAATCCTTTTAAGATCTCTTCAAACTGAAGTTCTAGCTTAGAGCGTCTGCGTTTAACCGACATTAACTAAGTCAGAGCCGTTTGGTTTGTTGGAGTAGTATCCTTCTCCATTCCATTGACAGGGGTACCAGACATCAACGGCTCCATCGTAGATTGCTCCATTGATATATCGTCCATCAAAGACTTCATAAATTCTAACTCCCTCTCCATTGCGGGTTTTAACTGGCTTGGTAAATCTAATGCGTGGATTGTTCTCTGTGCCCATGTTTCTCCTTTGTTTTGCATAATCCATAAACATTGTGCGTTCATGATAAAACGTTCATTGTCCCACTCGTATAGGGCAAAGACTTGATTGAGCATGTCAATCTCATCTGTTAAGTGGTCAATGATCTTTGCAGCTTTAACAGGACCAATCTTATCTACACCAAAAATATTATCTGACCTATCACCAATAAGCATTTGCTTATAGAAGGTACGCAAACCAGTAAGCTGATCTACATGGGTGTATTCTAATTTGTTCCAGTTAAAGTGCACACCGGGAATCATGAGCAGATCTTTGTCGAGAGAACATACAACAGTTTCATCAGTTTGTTCAATACCCAACAGATCATCCGCTTCACAACCTTGACTAACTTCTGCATTCCATTCTTTAATGAGATATTCACGACAGTCCTGTAAATAACATGGTGGTTCTTTGTCTTTGCGATTAGCTTTATATTCTGTGTTAATAGCTTTGCGAAAGTTACCACGACCTGTTAGATATGCTTTGTACTCTTTGCTTTCAGTAGCTTCTAGAATCTGTCGCATCAACACATCAACACGATAGATAGCTACATCTACAGGGTCATAGTCTTGTACTGTAGCAGCGCATCTAAACGCTACTAGGTCAGCATCAATAAGAGCAATTGCCATTTATACTCGCATCTTAGAATCATAACCACCTTTAACCTTAACAGATGGTGTGTTAAACTTTACATGAGTGTCTGTTGATCCACAGTTAGGACATTCAACTTTGTCAGTAGATTCAACTAGCTTTTCAAACTCATGTGAACAATCACCACAAATAAAATCATATAGTTTTTTAGCCATATATTCTCCTATAAAAAGTGGGGAGGACAGCTACTCGTCTGCCAATTCGTTGATGCCATGTGGGGAAACTAGGAAAATCCACATGTTTAGCATACTCCCCTTGCCTAGTTGACTTAAGACTTAGGTAGCTTTAGAAGATCAATAATACCTTCAAGCAAACCCTGCGTATCTTTATGGATTACTTTAGCAGTAGTCCAATCATCGTTCTGATTACGACCTGAACACTCTAGCATAAAACCATTGTCATATTCGTAAACAGTAAAGCTTTCATCGCGTTTAGTAATTGCTGGCATTTTAGATACTTTCAATTGAGTAGCCTTGGGCTTTGAAACCACCTTCATAAATACCTAGACTGCGTAGCAATTTGCGTACTGCATTCTTAGCTTCGTCATATGAGGTAAAACCTGACTTGAATTCTTTGGTAGTTAGCTTGCGATTATTTTTCTTTACGATATACATAGTGTGTCCTTTCTTAAGGGTTAATTACTGTAACCAAAAAGGGTACGATTGTACCCTAATTGGGTATTACATAGGAATGTCGTCTTCTAGATCGTCAACTGTTGGTAGCTTGTTGACAGGTTCCTTAGACTCTAGACCAAATGGATCGTCATTGCCAAACACATAAGCTTCAAACTGTTTAGCTACTTGGATAACTTCAGGGACTGTTGGAGATTTCTTATCAGTCTTGAGTAGTTCAATTGCAGATGATAGTGAAGATTGTCGGACAATGAGAACTTGTCGCTTTGCTCGTTCTTCTGGTGTTTCATATGTTGATTTGGGTGATGTGCTAGGTTTGCTAGTTGACACTGTGCTACCTCCTGTTGCTGCGGGTACTACTTCACCACGTGGTACGACTGACTGCCACTCCCAGTATTGCTCACCTTTAATGGCTACTACTGTAAATTCATCGCCTTGGTTAGCGTTTTTGAGTGTGGTGTAAACATCTTTATTCTTGAAGCTGACGATCTTACGTGACTCGTTCTTACCTGAGTTTAGGTTCTTGAAGTCAACGGTAAGCATGTTGTACTTGCCTTTGTTCTCGTCTTGCTTGTCAAAGATTTTGATGTCGAATTGCATTAGGATCTCCTAAGTATTGTGGGAATTGAAGGCTTCCCTGTTGCCTTATATATATAGTATAGCTTAGAGTTTTACTTCTGTCAACTCTAGCATGTTAGGTCCAACAGATACTTCACCGAGCATAGGAATATTCCAAGGAGTGTTGTATGCTTGAGACACTAACTGTGGTAAATCTCTAAAGACTTGATCAAACATATTGACAACCTCATCTACTTCGTGTTCCGGTACGTCAGCAACAATAGAATCGTGTACAGTGGAAATAAGCTTACCAGTAAGGCTAGCACGTTTCCATCGTTGCCGTACTGCCACCCTAGCCACAGCCATAACATCGGCACCACAACCTTGATTGGGGTAGTTAGTAATGTCAGGTTCGGAGTAGACAAGTTCGCCTCGCTTGTTCATACGTGGATTAAACTCATACAGTCTACCAAACGGTGACATAATCTTACCAGTTGTAGTAGCTTGTTTGATGTACCGCATGTGAGTTAGATAGATTTGTTTGTACTTAGCATAGTAATTGTCGATGACGTTTTGCCAGAAGTCTTGTGACTTACTTACTGGCATAAAGTCTGGGTCTTTGCTATACGCAAATGCTGAACCACGATAGATCCAACGGAATAGAAAGACTTTAGCAATTAGTCGAGAGGGTAGATTAAAAGCTTCTTGATTGGCTTTGTGAATGTCATGCTTAGTAGGATCATTAATAACCCCATGCCACTCTTCAATACCTACAGGATCTTGTGATAAGAATAAGTAAGTACACCACTCTAGACTTTTTGCATCGACGTTAACAATCATTTTTGTACATAATCCTGCATAATTTTAAATGCTTCGTGATTAGCATCTTCCATGTTAGTAGCTTCTAGTAATACAGTCTCACCATTGTCGTGATCTTTAACTAGAAAGTACTGACCCATTTGAGCAACATAAAAAATACTGTACTCTAAATACTCTTTAATATCTTCATCTGTAATAGCCATTAGTACCTCGATATACAAAAACGTTTAGCTTCTTTAGGTAAGTTTTGTTGGTTAGGTTTAGTGCTGCTTAGTCTACCAGTAGCAGCAACACATTGATTAAGGTTACTGTGTAGCATATTTGGCTTCCAGTTATGTTTACTAATGACATTTGGTAGTCCGTCTAAATACGTTGATTTTAATTTCATAAGCTTGGAACGTTCTAACAACCATGTTATCATTCCTTTGCTTGTTTTGTTTGTTTTGAGTGACAACAACGTAGATTCGTCTGTGCTGTAGTAACCTTCTTTTTTTAGTTCTGATCCTTTGAGTGGTTCAACAAGTCGCGGTAGGACATGCTGTTTAGGAACAATCTTATAGCGTGTTTGACCCACTTTCTGACCTGTCTTATAAACTCCGATAGGTAGTCTAGTATCTTCTGTAATAGTTCCACCATATAAGAGACAAGAAATATGATCATTAGAATCAAAGTTAATGGGAACGTTGCCAATAAACTCAATAAGTTTACGTTCAAGTTCTCTGACCTGCGCATCCAAGGATTGCGATTGTTGTAGTGAAGCTTCTGTGTCATAGCATATACCATTAAACTCCATATCTTGTAGTACAAGCAAGTCGTTACAGTGTAGTCTGAACAGTCTAAACTGTCCGTGATACTCATCAGCAAACTTAGTTACTTGGTTTTTAAACACAGCGTAAGTAAGTTCAACGTCTTGTGCACCGTACTCAGCTAAAACGTCAAAAGGAATAGCGTCAGTGTCAATACCTTGCGCCCAATACTCAGCTACACGATCTAATTTATGACCGACCATATAGTTATCACAGGTAGTATTGAGATCGGGATAACGCCAAGTCTGAGCCGAGAAGATATACTCGGCAAGCTGGCAGTCCCAGACACAGTTAGTTTGGTAGCCTAGTTCACGTTGTAGCCAGTTAAGATCGAACTTTAAATTAAAACCAACAACACAAGAAGCCCTGTTAAGAATAGGAAGGGCGTGTGCAAAGTTATCCTTTGTTAATACTATAGGTGGATTGTCTGCTTCTTTAAGTTGGATTGTTACTAACTTATTGTTAAGATCAAATGCATTACCTTTGTTGGATGTAGTACACTCAACGTCAACGACCACAGGATTCTGGCAAAGCTTCGCCAAAATCGGTGTACTGCCAATCGGTGATGTTGTACTCATTTCCAAACTCCTTGGTTGCTCTGACTAGAAAGTTAAATACTTCCTGTTCTGCTTTTGTTTCTGTTGTTTCTAATACTGTAAAGTCAATTGGTATTGTCCATTTCACCAGCGTACTCCTTGTTTAATATCTTTCATTGTCAGTTTGTTGACACGTGTTTCTAGAACCTTAAGACCAGCTAGTAATGAAGCTTTAGCATCTGGTAATGATTTAAAACAAACGTAGTCTGGTATCTCATCATCAGCATCTTGATACGGAAAGATTTCAATTAGTATCTGTGCGGTTATCTTGTAGTTGTTCGTAGTATCCTGAGTCATATCTATCCTTTGTATCTACATCACACATAGTTCTGAATGCCTTATAGTTAAGTGCAGGGTTGTCTTGACGTAGCCAATCTAACATAGCGTTAGCTATACGTGCACGTGCTGGTCCATGCAGACCAGAGTTACGTATAGCTTTGGCTATGCAGATGACATACTTTCTAGCTAACACTTTTAAACCATTTCCAACCAAAAATTAAACGCATAAAAAATAAATGTATAACATTTGGTTTTGTTTTAGCACCAACATGAAATCCATTCCATAGTGCTATATATCCAGCAGGTTTAGGAACATCTATACACATAACTAGTTGGTTCATTCTATGTCCTCGTATCGTGCAATGTCAGGACGTATACGTACTGTGCTACGACCATGCCGTTGTTCAGGGTCAGAGTCTACATCACCTGCTAGTTTGTTTTTGCTAAGATGTAAGTGACGCATGTACTCTTCGCTAACATCGTGGGTCTTACCAATACCTAGAATCCAGTCAGCTTCCGCTGCTTTGGAAGTCTTGGCATTAGCTACGTTCTCCATAGTTAACCAGCGTTTACCTTCACCGCTTGCATCTGCTTGGCATACTGCAATAGCAGGACAATACTCTTTGGCAATCTCACGACCCCAGACATAGATAAGACCAAGACGTAGATCTTCACGATCACCTTCAAAGCCTTTGATCTTGTCGATCTGATCAAAGATAACCATGCTAGGTTTGTGTTCACGACATAGTTGTTCTACTTGTTTACGATGTATAGCAGCAGAGTCAAAGATCTTGATGTACTCACCACCTAGATCACGAAACTTTTGTTGGTTGCATGAAACGTCAGAGAACAGTTGTGCCATGTCCACGCCTAGCATGGCTTGGTACAATCTTAGCTGGACTTTGTTTCCTTGCTCTTCGTTGTTAAACCAGAGAATGGGACCAACATACTCTTCATCATTGTTTGCCACTCTTGCATGAAGTTGCTGTGCAAAGTTTGATACTTCGCTAACAAGGAAAGTAGTTTTGCCTGTTTCTGGTCTGGCGAAAATGAAGCCGAAATCACCTCGGCGTAGAGATCCGAGCATTCGGTTAAGAGTTTGTAAACGCCAGCGTAGTCCGGGAGTTTTGATTGAATCATTGTATAGTTCCTCAAGGTTATCGGTTACGAACAGATCATCGGATGGTTTGCCGTTGGTTATATCTTGTTCGGATACTGCACGTGCTAGGGTAAGAAGGTCAGCAAATTCTTTGCGACCCTCGCTAACTTCTAAAGATGCTAACGCTAGTTCGTAAGCTTTCTGTCGTTGCTCAACTTCTGTAACAACATCAGCAAGAACAATAGAGTCAGTGTCGATAGACGATAGTTCAGATAGTAGTTCAGTTAGTACAGGTTTGTCTTTCTCAAGACAGTTAGTTAAAACAAAAAGACTATACTCATCTACAGTAAGATCTTTTTTATATCTATCATGTAGTTTATCTAAGTATGTAAATAGTATATTAAGTTCTTTATTATCTTTATATACTGTCTTTATACTATCACTATACTTAGTATATGTATTATAGTTTAACAGGAATTTCAGGAGTTGTAAAGACATTCGTTAGTTCCTTGATTGTTGCATCGTCATATTCTTTTGGGTCGAGTTCAGTATACACAGTTGACACGGGCAATCCAATGCTTCTCGCCATTTGTGAGTACTTGACCACCTTGGTTTTCATATCGTCATCTAGCCATATAATAATATTATCAAACATTTTCTTATAACGCAAGAGTTTTGCTAAAGAAATATGTGAACCAAACAGTGGACTTGCACACACATTTGTGTTATGTGATACCTTAATAGCAGAAATAATATCTTCTGTCAAGACACAAGTACGACTACGCTTGTTGCCAACCACG